GTTGGCCTCGGCCGCAGCGACCAGCACTTCGCCGAGGCTCGTCGACCGCTGCACCTTGGCAGCCGCTTCGAGGGTCTTGGCGTCGTAGAACTTCTCGATCTGCGGGAGGCCGCCCTGGAGGGCGAACGAAGCCTCGATCACGGCCGCCTGGTTCTCAGGAGCCTTGGAGACGTGAACGGCCGGAGCGGCCGGACGCTCGTCGCGGGTCGCGAGCAGCTTTTCCATCTTGGAAACTTTCTCTTCGAGGGACGCGATCACGCTGGTGTGATCGACTTCGGGCTTGGGCTCCACGGCGACCGTCGCCGTGGCTTCCACGATCGGGGTCTCGGCGACCTCTTCCGTGGGCTTCTGGTTGGCGGATTCCGCCATGGGTTGCTCCTCTGCCACCTCTTCGGCGGCGATTGAGACAGCCGTGCTCCTGTCCGCCCCGAGCGTCACGAATGACGTTTCGCGGAGGGTCGAAGCCCGGACGATGCGAACAGGCCCAACGTGGGACTGCCCGTTTGCGGTGGTGGCTTGGTCTTCGCCGAACTTCAGATGCCGACCGACATCGGCACCGACGCTGGCTTGCCACTGGTAGCCCTTCTCGGCGAGGGCGAGCACTTGGCGAGCGTTCTCGCTGTCGGCGAGGATCTCGCCTTCGACGATGAGTTGCCCGCCCTGCACGCTCGGCACGCCTTGCCCGAGGATCGACCCGAGGGCGTAGTCGTGGCCGATCACAATCGGGATCGTGCTCGGCAGCGACATCCCGGCAAGGTCGATCACGACCGGCTCGCGGCTCCACCCCTGCCGAATCGGCGCGCCGGTGTAGGCCACGATGCGGAACTTCTTCGGCCCCGGCGCGGACTCGCCGTCAGCCGCCTGGAGAAACGTCACCTGAGTATCGAGCTTGATGCTGCTCATAGGAACTCCACGAGGTCGAATGTGTCGTCGAGGTCGTCGTATTCGTTCATGCGTCGGCCCCCTCTGGGTCGCCGTTCTCGTCGAGCGTGCCGCCGTAATTCACTTCCGGCGTGAAGTCGACGAAGAGACCGAGCTCCTTCTGGAGAGCGATCTCGGCTGCCCGCTGCCGCAGTTCAACGTCCCACCGCTTGCCCTGACGGGCGTATTCGGCGGCGAGCGTGGTCGTGTGCGTGCGAAGCCGCGTCTCGGCGGCATTGGCTTCCTTCGCCGGGTCGACGTGATCCTTGCCGTCCCAGACCCAGCCCCAATTCCATTCGCTGAACGGCGGCATCCCGGCAGGCAGCAGGCCCGCGAGCGAGGCTTCGTTGACCCACGCCGAGAGCAGACGATCAAGCATCGTCCGCTCGATCTGGTCGCGCTCGACGCGCTGATTCATCGCGTAGACCTGGTGGTCCATGCGACCGGAGGCGTAGTTGTAGGACGACGAATTCAGAGCCCCGACGTTGAATGGAATCTGGAGGCACCGGAAGATTTCGTTAAGGATCTCGGTCTTGAAATCCTTGTAGGTGCTCGTCGGCTGCTCGGCCTTCAACTGCGAAATATCCCAGCCTTCGGGCAGCGTGGTCAGCGTCCGCTTGCTGATCTCCAGAGCCGCGAACGACTCGACCTCGTCGACCTCCGCAGCCGGTGAGTTGCTGTGGATGAACGCAGCCAGGTCGGCCGCCGTCTCCGCAGCGGCGATGACCGCCTCGGTGTAGCGACGGAGTTGGCCGAACAACTTCAGAGCCGGGGCGACCTCGGGGACGCCGCGATGCTGGCCCGGCCGCGAGGGCTTGAACCAATGCACCATCTGCGCCGCCGGCACCCGCTGAAACTCAAGCGTGTTGACGCGGAAGTTTGAGCCTGGGTGGAAGTTCAAGACTTGATAGGCGACGACGTTGCCGATCTGGTCGAACTCGACGCCGTCGACCGTGTTACCCTCGGGCGTGATCGTCGACGCCATGAGCTCGGTCGGCGTCGCCACCATCTCGGCCTCGACGAGCCGCACGTCCAGCGTCACGCCGTCGAGCCGGGGATTCGTGATCATCAGCCCGAACGCTTCGCCGTCGACGACCAAGGCTTCCCGCATGGTCCGCAACTTGGCGGGCAGGTCGATCGTCCAGCCCCAGTCGAAGAAAAGCCGCTCGACGAGCCGATCCGCTTCCGCGTCGCCCGTGTCGAGTTGCAGCCGGGGGCCGGTGCCGATGAGATCGCACGCCAGCGTTGACGAGATGCCAGCGAGGTAGGAGTTATTTGCGCGTTCGTACCTTGCCCGGTTGCGCAGAGTGCGCCGCACGGTTGGCGACAGGGCGGCATCCGCCGAGAAAGCGTCGCTGTTGGCCCAGTGCTTGTAGTCGTCGCCCGCACTGGCAGCGTCGTAACGCGCACGGACGACCGGAACCACCGCAGGGCGGGGCGTCTGCTTGCCTCGGAACAGGTCGAGAAACGCCACTCAGATAGTCCCCGGAGGGATGATGCGATTGAACCGCAGCCCGCGATTTGCCTTCGTCGACGCAGCCTTCGCCGCGAGATACTTGTCGGCCTCGATGATCTGATCGAGATCGTGGGCCTCGACCTCACCCGCGTCGGTGCGGACGCGCTTCGGGCCGACTGCCGCCTCGGCGAGCTTGTTGGATACTTCGTCGCTCATAACAGCGACGGTAGACCGACACAGGGGGTAGACCGTAGGGGGTCTAGCCTCAGACCAGCGACCACTCCCCGTCACGACGCTCGTAGAGGCTGACCTCCACGACGCCCAACCGCCGGGCATTGTCGGCCGTCACGGGCGAGAAGACCGCAAGCTCCTCCGCGCCGTCGATCACGCCAGCACCCAAGAGAAACGCCGATAGCGCCGTGGCTATGCCGCGCCCACGGTGCCGCTCGCCCGTGAACATCTCAAGCGTCTGATGGTTATTCCAGACGTGCGAGCACGCCCACCCGAGCAATGCTCCGTCCTCGTGCCATAAGGCAATCGGCGTGTCAGACGAGCCATTGCCGTCGAGAATCCGCCGCACTTCGAGATTGAAGTCGCTCCCCGGCTTCGTGAGCCGGTAGCAGATGGCGAGAGCGTCCTGGGGCTCCATGCCGTCAACGGTCGTGAGGATGATGCTTGGCATCCTCGCAGCATGGCAACGCTGTCAAGTTCCGAGCTTCTTGAGCGTGATGATCTTTTTCCCGCCCGGCCCGCTGGGAAGCGCCGCCTTCTTACGCTGCCTGACACCGGCCTCTGTCGCCACCGGCTGCACGCCCGCGATGCTCGCCGCGACGGCCGCCCCGACCAGACAATCCCACCAGTGATTTTCAAACCGCGTGCCTGAGAGTTTCCACTCGTCCACCACGCGCCCGCGCGAGCTCTCCGTCCGCACGGGGTATTCGTTCGTGAGGTGCTCGAATAGCAGGTCGTGCTGCCCGGCACAGACCATGATCGCCTCGGGGTCGCCCGTCGCCAGCCTCAGACGCGAGGCCGCGAATGTCTTCCAGAAGTTCGTGTCGTAGGTCACGCTCCGCTGGCCCGCCACGTTGCCAATCCGCCAGTTCAGCCCGATCTTGTCGCCACGGGCCTTGCCCTTGTCGGTGAGCGCGGGACTCGACGCCCCGATACCGCGACCGTGGCTCGGCAGAATCAGCCCCGCGTAGGCCGACCGCTTGCAGAAGGTCCGCACCGTCTGCGTTGACTTGCCCCAGTTGGCGTCGATCATCATCTGGCCGATCCGCATGGCGGTCCCGTCCTCCCGCTGCCAGTCCTTCGACAGAAGCATCTGGGCTACCTTGTCGAGCCCTGCGTGGAGAGAAGCCTCGAATCCTTCGCTGCCGCTGGCCTTCGCGAGCGTCCGCTTCGCACTGCCAGCCTCGAAGAACGAAACGCCCTGGTCGGGATAGACGCCGTACTGGACGACGTGGCCGCCGAACTGCTCTGACCAACTTGCGACGAGCCAGAAGAGAACCCGGTCCTGCACGTCCACAAACGCCGTGAGTTGATGGTGATTCGCCGGCACGACGCCCTTCGGGAGCGTGGTCACGCGCAGGGCCAGCGCCCGCTTGTCGAGCTTGTCGCTCGCCACGTCTTCGGCAATCGGTTGATTCTGGTACTCAGCCGCGAAGGCGCTCTCGCCACGGTCGATCCGCAGATTCCAGGCGTGTTGGATCGCCGTCAGTTCGTCTTCGTTCTTTCGCTCGGGCCACGCCACGCGAGCGCCAGCATCCATCTCGGCCTGCCTCGCGGAGTAGAAAGCGTCCGCCTCCGCAGTGCCAGTGCCGTTTCGCTGCCCGCTGCGCCTCAGTTCGCCGTATTCAAGCCAGAGGTCGTCGGCGGTCGGCCACTCGTAAACGAGCTTCGTCCGCTCGCCCTGCCACGCCGGATGCCGCGAGCGGTCGAGGAGACGGTCAGCCAGGTCGTCGGGCCGGATCACCGTGATCGTGCAAAGCCCCGCGATCTTCGCTCCCGGCCCGGCAAGACCGAGGATCGCACCGGAGAGGATCTTCTCGCGGGTCAAACACTGCGACGGGCTGCTCGCGCTCTCGTCGGTCTGAGGATCGTCGATCAGCACGAGCGAGGGACGAATCGTCTTCCCGTCTGGTCGCGTGTGCTTCAAGCCTCGGATGCGGCCCGTGATGCCCGCCACGCGGACGCAAGCCCCCGCAGACGGCGAGCCCTTGATGAAGGGCAGCGTGACCTGGTCGGCAGCCCAGTCGATCTCGGTCGGCTTCCCCTGGTAGGTCTGCCCCTTCGCCCGCTGGGCAATGCGGTCGAGCTTCCGCACCGGGTAGCACGCCTCGGGGAAGTCGTCGAGCAGGAGGTCGTTGTTCTCGATCTGGGCCTTGAGGCTGTCGGCCATCGCGGACGCGATCGTCTGATCGGCACCGACCAAGACGATGAACTGGCGATGCCCGTAGAGCATGGCCCACAGGCACGCGGACTCGCAAAGCGTCGTCTTCCCCGAGCCTCGCGGCATGGCGAACGCGAAGAGCTCGCCACGCAGGACGGCCGCCTCGATCTTGGCGATCGCTGTCAGGTGATCCGCAGACCACGCCAGCGGGAACGACTCCGCGAGGTAGGTCTCGCAGAAAAGCCGGAAATCCGTGCGTGCAGCCGCACGACGCTTGGCGTCCTGAACCGGCGGCATTTCGCCGATGTCACGGCCCTTCGCGCTCTCGGATCGCTTCGCCTCTGCGGCGCGACCCTTGCGACGCTCATACGCGGCGGCTGGCTGGCTGCTCTTGGTCAAAAGTGCTCAAATCCCGGCCAAAATGAGGAATAACCATGTGTAAAATGTCGGC